CTAGCAATGTTTTTTTATTGATAACAATGCGGCGGTCCTTTTGCCCTATGAATGGTTTTTTATCCATCAGAATAGTTTGTATGGTCTAAGCAATTTAGTTGACATTGTCAAAGGCACTTCCACTCTATCTTCACGGCGATCATACATATCACTGATTTGCAATAACACGGCTTGAATAATTGGTTTAGGAACCGTTCCTGTTGCATAACCCGTTTTAAAAGCTATAGTCACGGCATCGTAACGTGTGTCGGTTTCAGGAATCCAGTAAGCAGTTATGCGAATACCGTTTTCTTTACCAAAACGAAGCAATTCATAATCCGTGTCCGGCATTGTTTCTTCAGCACCGGACGTCGGAAAATATTTTAATGATGTTACACTTCGAACAGGATAAGGAATATTGATAACATCTTCTAATTCATCCAGGTTCAACACCACATCACTATCTACAATTTTGCAACCCATGTAATCTTCAGCAGCAGAAACCGCCGAAGCAATCATTGATTGAATCAAAGTATCTTCCGCCGTGAAACTACTTTCAATACGCAATTGCATTTTTGCTAAAGCTAAAGAAACAACTTCATAAGAACTGGCTGGTGTGATAGTAGCGTTTGTGATCATTGTTTTTGCTTTATTCGGTTACTTCGATATCGGCTACATCTTTACCTTCTTGAATAAAGCCATATCCTTCTTCTTGTGCCACATCGGCTAATAAAAGAGAAATATAGCCGCTATCGCCGGCATTGTAACCCAACCCAAAACGACCAGTGGGCGATTTAATAAACTTGAACTTTACCAAAACCTCTTTTTTAGCATTGTTCAAGTTTTCTAAAGCAGCAGCCACTTCTTCAGCTAATGCTTGTCGCACTTCGAGTGTTTCTTCATCTGATAAGTCAGCTACTTTTTTCGCTGCTTCTTCATATACTTTTTGTAAAGCAGCTACTACAGTAGCTGCTTCTTTTTTTGCTTTTGCCATACTTAAAATATTAAGCAGTTAACCAGTCTTTTACCACTGAGAATGCTTTTGGTTGACGCACCAAAATATCTAAGAAAGTGTTCAATGTGATTTCCACATAACCTTCTCTTTTACGGCTTACTTCGTCAACAGATAGATCCATAAAGCCCCACTGACCGATAATTAATTGAGAGAAATCACCAAAGATACCAGCTGAACAAATAGCACCTGAAGTACCTTTTACTAGGTTTGAAGGCACGTTGTTAGACATTCCAACTTTGTAACCGTTCACCATGTTTTCAGGTGTCATTAAGTAGTTGAAATCACCAGCAGTGTGTTTGGTTCTTTTTAATTTACCGCGAGTAACTGCGTTAAACAAATAAGCCAATTGAGCACTGTTTGCGTTTTGCACATACACACCGGTTTCTAAATCAATAATATTGTCCCAAGTTGGAGCCGCACCGTTTGTACCACCAACAACAGCAGTTGTTCCTGCAACGTTTAAGATTCCATTGATAGAACCTGTTCCAACAATACCGGCTTGGTCAATTTTTAGAGCCACCTCTGCCATCATTTCAGCCATTGTATAGCTTTCTAAAGCTACAGATGATTGAAGGATGTTTTGCAACGAAATAGGCACACTAACCGCTAAACGTTTTGGTGACATTGTTTTGCTACCGTATGCAATTTTAGTGTTTGCCACGTTTGCCACCTCAGTCTCCCAACTTGCTACAATTCCGCCATCGTTTGTAGGGAATTGAACGTTTCCTTGCAATCCTGTAAGGTAACGAGCCCCTAAGGCTTCTAAAACCGGTTGCGGGCGTAAAAACTCAATAGGATCTGTTACTTCAGTAGCAACCAATTTTCCACCGTAGTTTGTAGAATCTTGTGTTACAGTTTGACCATCGGCACGTTTTTCAGCCAAAGGAATTGCAAATCCTTGAATTGCAACGCCAGCAGCAGCTGCACGTTTAGAAGCTTCTTGGTGAAACTCTAATTCTACACCTGACAATGGTGCACCGTTTTGCATTCCGGCACGAACCACTTTGTGAATAGAGAAACGAGCTTTCATTTTCTCGTTTTCTCTTTGCTCACCGTTACCTAATTCGTGCGAAACAGGTTTTGCAGAAATTTGAGCAATTCGCATTTCGCGAGCCTCATTAATTTCTGATTGAACAATTTGACCATCTAAGGCTTCCACCTCAGTGTCTAACGAAGATAACTGTGTGTTTTCTTCGGCCGTGAAATCTCGATTTTCTGCTTTTGCAGCATCGATAATTCGCTTTTGAGCTTCCAATTTAGAAGCTCGTGTTTGCTTTAATTCAACACTTTTTTTCATTACTTAAACTTTTTTAGATTATAATTCAACTGAGCTTCACGAACTGAAAGCTTTTCTGTAGGAGTTTCAACCACTGGTGGAACTTCATTATTTTTAAATCGAAGTTTAATTTCTTCGAAGTTTTCTGCATTACGTTTCACAGCATCGGGGTTGCTGCCAATTGCCACAACGGACCATTCTAGCAACTCATGTTCATCAAAATACAATGTATCGGTATCTTCACCCAACTTATCATCACCCCAATGACCGCGTTTTACATTTACACCTACCGATGCCATGCGAAGCGTTCCGGCTTGCACTTTTTTCCAAACCTTTTCGGCTTTCGGGTTAATATCTTCGGTTTCAAAACGAACGCGACCCACTAAAACATCACCATCCACAAATACTTCAGATGTTCCGATGATTGTATCGGGATCAGTTCCCCAGGAATAGTGATTGTAGCACACCAATGGATTTGCGTTGTATCGCTGCAAATCCCACCCGGATAATTTAAATACGGTTCCATATGTATCTTTTGCTTCGGAAGAAATTACAAATTCTGCCGTGCGATTTTCAATTTGCTCAGGCGTTAATGCACGAAGCACAGCTTCGCGTATTTGCATATTTTCGTTAGTTACTACTGTTTTCATTTGCACTTTGTTTTGTTAGGTTTTCGACCATTTCGAGTGTTTGCATATTAACTGGTTGTAATGGTTCATCTAATCCATCAATAGGATCCATATCTTCCAGGCTTCGCACTTCGTTACGTGTTAAAAAGCCTGAATAGATTCCGGCTGTATAAAAGTTTTTACGTGCTTCGAGGTCGCCACGTAAAAGAAATTTTTCGTTAAATTTTGTGTATAAGGTTTCACGCTGCACAACCGTAAATAATTTGCGGTTTAATTCCTGTTCATCGCGAGTGATCCACGGCAACAAAGAATCCTGAACATGTTCGATTGATTGGTGTTGGATGTTGCTGAAAGTTGCATTATCCAGGTGTTTTAATTTGTGTGGTGCTATGTTTAACCAACGACATACTTCGACCACTGCATTTTTATCGGATGCTAAAAATTCGGCTTCCTGCGGTGTTACAGAAATAGATTTATACTTAAATCCTTCATCTAACATAGGTACATTAAATTTATTGCCAGCCGCTAGTTTTTTAGTAAAACCATCTTCAATCATTTTTTTATTAGGTGCCGCAACCGCCAAATCTGTTTCTATAACACCATAACCCAAACCACGATCTTTATAAATGTCGCCCTGGTATTTTTTGCCATCGAGCATGATGCCTAATTGCTGGGCCGCAAAGGTTATGATTCCAACACCCACAACACCATCAAAGGAAAGTCCTTTAAAATGCAACATGTTTGACGATTCGATTGTGCTACCTTTGTATTTGTAAAACATAAAGTTTTCGCCTGCATATACTTTTACATCATCGGAATCTCTAAAAATAAACGCTTCTTCAATTCCGGTTACTTCGTTACGAATGATTTCGGCATATCCGTTTCCTTTTATAATAGTAGAAATAGTAATGATTTTCCAAAAATCGAAGGAAGTCATCAGATCGTTTGGAGCCGAAGAAATAAGGTAATTTGCCGGGTGATTTGTGTTGACAAAACGGTTTTTACCTTCTTTTTTGTAGATGTGTTTGGGGAGTTTTGCAATATCGTTTGAAATCTGATCTACTGCATTGTAAAATGCTGATATTGTAAAAGCTGATTTGCTGTTTGCCAAAGTAGCTTCGGTAGCCATGCCACCAAACAATCCGAATGAACTTGTATAAGGCACTTTTAAAGTGGCTACAGTATTACGGATTTCAGGCAGTGCAAAGATATTTTTAAAAATGCCCATTACTACTTTTTATTTTAAATTACTTCAAAAGTAGAACAGGAATTTAAGGTGATTGTGCAACTATGTTTCCTTTTTTTTTTATATTTACAAATGAAACAATTTGTAATTGAACTTTTTAAATTAGTTGCTTTGGCTTTTTGCTTAGGTGTTATTTATACACTTATAGTTTTGGTTGGTACTGCTGTTTTAACTTGATGGTTTTGCTGGTAGGTTACTTTTAAACCCAAAAACATTGCAATGGTATGCTCGATGATTGCTCCTTTACTATCGGCCCAATTGGTGAGCATAAATATTTCATCGCAATCGCATAACGCTTTGATGTCGGTTTTCATGTAGGAATGCCAACTTTGATCGTGGTTATTGTGTTGTAACTTCATTGGGTTAACAGGTGTGTAGCCTTTTATAAATAGCACTGTTTCTATTTGTTGAAATAATTGGAAGGCTTCTTCTTCAATGCCGGTTATTTTGCCGGAAATGTATATTGTTTTCATTGGTTTAATTTTTTAGTTTTTTAATTATTTTGATTAATGTTTTTTAAAATTCGAAACATTACATAAGCTTCGAAAAGCATTATGAAGTACACAATTATTTGTCGCACTATTTTACGGTTAAAGAAATCGAGCTCTAAAAGCATGGATGTGACCATGAGCAAGGCAATTCCGGCAAGCAACACCAGAAAGGAAATAAGGTTAGGGTTTTTCATTTTTTATATTGTCTTTTTAATGTATTTCTAAAACTGTTGTAATCGGAATATTTGTATTCACCAAAAAAATTAAAATACATGTCATTCACTTCATGAAAACAACTACACTGTGTTTTAAACTTTTTTAAGATTGAAAAATAATACTCAAAAAAACCAGATGATGTTGCCAGCTTTCGCATTAGATTTATTTTATGTTGTTGTTTTTCGATGATTTTTTTTTGTTCGATTTCCAGCTTTGTCATAGTTAATAATGTTTTTATGTTATATATAGATTTCGGATTCATCCATTGGTTTTTCGTATTTTGATTTTTCTTCTTTTGGTGATAACGAACCGCCTAATGCCATGATTGAAGCTATTATTCCATCGATTCTCTTACCTCCTGCGTGTGAACGTGATTTTGATATTCGGATGTTTTCGTTTGTGTCGGAAATCACCACACACCCGGAAAGCATCCATTCTAAAACGGGATTACCGTCGTGAATTATTTTATTTAAGTAAACAAGGCGTTCAAATTCTTTGGTTGGAAACGAATAATTTGTAATTGTTTGTGTAAAATAGGCCACTTCAAAACCTTCTTCTTGTAAATTTGATGTGATATTTGTTGCCAAATAGCGATCTATTTCGATGCGTTTTACTGCATGTTTGTGGTATTCAATGCGAATTCTATCTTCTACAACGGCATGATCTACAACATCACCGGGTGTTGCAATGATAAAACCTGCATCGGCCCAATATTTGTAAGGAACACGGTCTTCTTTGCTTCGTCTTTCGATTGTTTTTTCAGGACAAAACAGTAATACTTTTAAATATCGCTTTTCGTGTTCATCGGGTTCGGAAAGTATAGCAAATGCTGTTAAATCTGTAGTGGTTGACAAATCGAGAGCTGCATAGCTTCCATGTTTTTGGAACTTAGATAACGGTATTTCGGAAATTTTATTTTTTTGCCATATTTCGGTTGGAATCCAAATTTTTGGAGCATCGACCCACATGTTTAGATGTTTGGTTTTGAAATTCGGAATTTTAGAAGGTTGATTGACACATTTAAGGTATTCATCGCGAATATTGTCGATTGAAAGTCCTTGGTTTAATAATGGATTGGCTTTTATCCATTTACTTTCATCGTTCCAATCGTCATCTTCATCTAAATCATGGATCATAATCCAAAGGCGGTCGTCTTTTTTTCGGCCTTCCAACACTTCAATAACCGAATCTTCATAATTTTTACACACCGATGCAATGTTAGTTCCGGCTGTTGTGATGTGCCAAGTTAAAGGTTGCAAGCGTTGAACTGCTGATGATTCAAGGTTTTCTTTCACGCCATCGGTTGCATGAGCGTGATATTCATCAATTATCGATAAATGGCTGTTAATTCCATCCTGGGTTTTACTATCGCCACCCAACGGACGAAGAAAACTGTTGGTAGGTTCGAAAATCACCTTGTTTTGCATGGTCCGAAAGCCCAATTGCTTTAAACGAGTGTTTGCCACAAAGGAATCAATGAAATCTTTGGCCGCATTCCAACAAAGGCGTGCCTGTTCTTCTTTTGTGGCCCCAATAAACACCTGAGCTTTGATTTCTTCATCAAACGACATGCAATATAATGCCACACCTGCCATTTCAGCCGTTTTTCCGTTTTTCTTGGCTCTTTTGTCGTAAATGGTTTTGATTCGGCGTTTGCCGGTGGCATCTTTCCACCCGAACACGTTGTAAATGGTAAATTGCTGAAATGGTGCCAACACAAACGGTTTTCCCGCCATTTTTCCTTCGGTATGGTTCAGGAAGTTTTCAAAGAACGTAACTGCAAACATGCCGGTTGCATGATCGAGTTGATAACCATCGGCTTCAGCGGTTTCTATCCAAGAATAAAACCGCTCGACTGCTAGTTTTATTTTTTTTCCAACAGTAATTTCACCGGAACGAACGGCGGCTGCATATTGAAAAGGGATTGATTCGAGTTGGGATTGGGCTGGTTGCATTTATAGTCGGAATTCTTTTGTTGTGTTTTTT